AAAAAAAAAGGGAAACCGCCCAAATGAACAAGCCAAAAGACGTCAAGCCGATGATGCCGCTCAAACACGACTTCGTTGCCAGCCTCGACCGCTTCATCAACGAGGCGGGACTGCTCGCCGATGCGGTGGAGTCTGCGCTGCAGCTTGGCGCGGTCAACGACCGCGCGCGCAAACTGGTCGAGGATCGGATCAAGGCGTTCCAACGTGCCCGGTGGGGCGAGGAGGAATGAGGCGGGCCGGCAATGATCGAGATCATCCTCAAGATACTCGGCTGGCTGCTCGTGGTCGCCGGCGTGTTGATTGTCATCGTGATCGTGGTCAGTGCGATCTCGTACCTCCACTACCTGCGTTCGATGCGGCACGTGCCGCGGAAGCGCGACGACGACGACGAGTGATGACCCAGGCGCCGGGGGAGGTCACGGCGCCTATAATGGGCGTGGTCAACGATCACGAGGACCACACAACAATGAAACGACCGCACGACCCGACGTCCACGCCCGAGGACCTGATCGCCTTCGCCTCCGAGTGGGCGGGCAAGGTGTTCCGCCGCGACGGCGAAATCCACCCGATCTGGCACGCCATCACCCGCGGCGGCGAGCACCTGATCCTGCCGACGCCGTGGGGCGACAGCTACGACCGCGACCTGCAGACGGCGATGGTCCGCGTGCTGTTCGACCTGAAAGACGTTGTGCGCTACGTGCTCCTGCACGAGGCATGGATGGCCGACTTCCGCGGCACGCGCCTGAGCGGCGAGCAGGCCGAGGCGCTGCGCGAGGAGTTGAACCGCGACGGTGTCAAGAACCGCCCCGACCGCATTGAGGTCGTCATGATCCAGGCCGAGGTCGAAGGGCACGTCGCACGCTCAGCCTTCCGCCGCATCGTGCGCCCGCCCAGGCGCCGCGCGATCCTGGCACCGCTCGACATGTTCAACCTCGCCGGGGCGAACGCCGAGGGGCGGCTCGTCGGGATGCTGCCGGTGCGGGGAGGGATGCAGTAGTGATGGGCTACGCATTCGCAATGGGACTGTGTTTCGGGTGCAAGCGGCCGTTTACGTTCAATCCGGTGCGCGTTCCGAGCGTCGTCGTCGACGGCGAGCGGTATCCGATCTGCGCGGGCTGCGTCGAGCGCGCCAATCCGCTTCGCGCCAAGAACGGTTTACCGCTGATCGTTCCGCTTCCCGGTGCCTACGACCCCTGCGACGAAAGCGAACTGGAATGACCGACCCCGACGACGACCTTGAGCGCGAGCAGTTCAGCGTCGCCATCTTTTTCCCAGATGGCCGATACACCTACGCCGTGCGGTGGATTGCGGCCGGTGACGCCGTGCGCATATTCCGCACGTTGTGCGAAAGCGTGCTGGCGCGCGAGGGAGTCTATGCGCGCATCATCGTCACCGACGGCGGCGACTTCACCAGCATGGAATGGGTCAACGGCAAGGGTTACACGTACCCGCCCGAATTGGTGAGGTTCAACGGATGACCGCGACCGTGACCTTGGAGCTCGTGGCGGCGCTCCCGCGCAAGTGCGGCGACTGCCAACTGTGTTGCAAGCTGCTGCCCGTCGCCGAGATCGACAAGCGCGCCGGCCACCGCTGCCGCCATCAGGCGCACGCCAAGGGGTGCCGCGTCTACGGTGCGGGCACCATGCCGGCATCGTGCCGGCTGTGGTCGTGTGCGTGGCTCACCGGCGCCGATACCGGGTCCCGGCCAGACCGCGCGCACGTGGTTGTCGACATGCTGCCCGACTTCGTCACGATCACGCACGACGACGGCACCGCTCCGCAAACGATCCCGGTGGTGCAGGTGTGGGTCGACCCGAGCTTCCCCGACGCGCACCGCGACCCGGCGCTGCGCGCCTACCTCGCCAAGCGCGCCGCGGACGGCGTTGCCGCGTTAATCCGGTTCAATGAACGAGACGCCTTCATGCTGCTGGCTCCCGAAATGACGCCGAGCGGCGAGTGGATCGAGGCGCACTCCAACGTCGCCCCGGTGAAGCAGCACACGTTCGCCGAGATCGCCAAGGCGCTGTCCGGTCAGTAGTCGCGCGCGGGAAACTGCAGCCGCAGCGTCGCCGGATCGGCCTCCAGCCGTTCGATCATGCCACCTGGACCGCCGGCCGCGACGAGCGCCGCGCGCGGGAACATGCGCGCAACGGCCGCCTGGGCGCTCGGCGGCACGTCCTGCGCCTCGTCCACCAGCACCAGCGGGCAGTCGTCTGCCGGGTACAGCGCGCCGGCGAGCACGTCGCCGTCATCCACGAGACGCTCGCGGTGGCGAAACTCGGCGTAGAAGTCGGCCGCCTCGGCAACGAGCGAGAACGCCTGCGGGACCCGCGCGCCGCGCGCAACCTGGTCGGAGTGGATTTCAGCCAAGCTGCGGCCGGTGACGCGCGCACGCTGGTCGAGCTCGATGATGATCAGCACGTCGCGGTGCCGGCACTTGAGGAACGCGACGTCGGCGGGGCTGTCGGTCAACCCGGCCGCGCGCTTGATCCGCGCCGTGAACTCGGCCGCCGCCTGTCGGCGGTGGCGGTTGTTGACCTGGATCGCGCCGACGCTGCGCGCGTAGGCGACCGCCGCAATGGTCCCGGCGAGGTCGTCGCGGAAGAACCACTCCAGCGATGTCCCTGGCTCGATGGTGTCGGCGACGGCGCGGCACAGCAGGTGAGCGTCGGCCGGCGCCAGCGCCAGCAACCCGAACTGGACGACCGACATGCCCCATTGCTCGGCCGCTTCGGTGGCGATCGAGGCCAGCGCCGTCGTCTTGCCGCTGCGCAGCGGGCCGCGGATCGTCGCGGTGAAGCGCCGCCGGGCGGCCAGCACCGGCCGCAGCGCCTCCACCGCCCCGAAAGTATCGGCAACGTCCACCGGAAACGGTATAGTGCGGCGCGGCGAGGCGGCGACCATGACAGCCGAGATTATCCCTATCGAGGACGCGGCGGCAGTGTTCGACCGGGACCGCCGGGCGTTCCGCCTGCGGCTCGCCGGCGTTTCCGTGCTGCGCATCGCCGAAGAACTAAACTGCAGCCCCGCACAGGTCGAGGACTCTCTCGTTCGCATGTGCGGCGGTGTGACGCCGGAGCTCCGCGCGCGCACCATCAGGATCGAGCTCGAGCGGCTCGATGAGCTCCAGAAGGCGCACTACAAGCACGCGATGGACGGCGGCATCGCCGCCACCACGGTCCTCCTCAAAATCATGGAACGGCGCGCCAAGATGCTCGGGCTCGACGCGCTGCCCCAGGCCGATCCGCTCGCCGGCACGATGGCGAAGCAGGAGACCTCGACCGAGCGCATCCGGCGCGCCGTCGAGGCCATCATCAACGAACCCGAGGTGATCGACGGCGAGGCCGTCGAAGTCAGCAACGACGGAGGCTGATCATGGGCGTCCTCAGAGCGGCGCGCCGCAACCGGCTGCGCTCGTCGCAATTCGCGCTGCCGGGCTCGCGCAAGTATCCGGTCGACACGCGCGGCCGTGCGGCCAACGCCAAGGCGCGCGCCACGCAGCAGTACAAGCGCGGCCGCATCAGCAAGTCGACGCGCGACAAAATCCACGCCAAGGCGAACAAGAGGCTGCGCCGCAAACGATGAAGCTCGTTCCCACCGACCGCTTTCTGGCGGAGGTCCAGCGCGTCCACGCGGTGCGCGATTCGATCCGGCGCCTGTCGCCGACGAAACGCGAGCGCCTGGTCGCGCACCTGGGCGACGAGTCGGCCGACGAGTGGATCATGCAAGCGCGCAGGGCGCAGTTGCCGCCGATGGACCTCGGGTGGTGCTGGCTGTTCCTCGGTGGCCGCGGCACCGGCAAGACGCGTGCGCTCAGCGCGGCGGTGCACATGGCGATACGCGCCGGCATCGGTCGCGTCCACATGATCGGACCGACCACGGCGGACCTGCACGACGTCAACCTGGAAGGACCGGCCGGCTTGCTGTCGACCGCCGGCAACGATCCGCGTCCGCGTTGGGTGCCGTCGAAGAAGCGCCTGGAGTGGCCGAGCGGCGCGATGGCCGTGTTCTTCTCCGGAGAGGAACCCGACTCGTTGCGCGGCCCGCAATGCGAGGTCGCCGTCGTCGATGAAATCGGCCGTATGCGCTACCAGCAGGCGGTCTGGGACATGATGATGCTCGGGCTCCGCCTGGGCGATCAGCCGCGCGTGATGGTGGCGACCACGCCGCGGCCGACACCGTTCATGAAAAAACTCGTCGCCATGTCCGACATCAGGATCACCACCGGGTCCACCTACGACAACGCGCGCAACCTGTCCCCGGCGTTCATCGCCAAGATCAAGGAGCTCTACGAGGGCACGCGGCTCGGCCGGCAGGAGCTCCACGGCGCGATGATCCTCGACCCGCCGAACGCCTTGTTCAAAGACGAGTGGCTGCGCCACGACGACATCGACGAGGAGCGCATCGAGCAGGCAACCGTCGGTGTCGATCCCTCGGGCGGTTCGGACGAGATCGGCATCGTGGTGTCGGCGCGGCTCGTCGACGGGAGCTACGGCGTGCTGGCGGATCGCTCAATGAGCGGCTCGCCGGCGAAGTGGGGTGACGCCGTGGTGCGGGCGCACGACGACTTCAACGCCGACGACGTGGTCGTTGAAAAGAACTTCGGCGGCGACATGGCGACGGACGTGGTGAGCCAAGCCGCCGAGCGCGCGAAGCAGGCGGGGCGCCGCCCTGACAGCCTGATCCGCATCAAGCCGGTCACCGCTTCGCGCGGCAAGGCGATGCGCGCCGAACCCGTGAGCCTGCTCTACGAGAAGGGGAGGGTGGTGCACCGCCGCGGGCTCGACCAACTGGAGGCGGAGATGCTCACGTTCTCGCGCGACTGGGACCGCGCGGTTGACGGTTCGCCGAACCGCCTCGATGCGATGGTGTGGGGCGTGACCCGCCTGTCGCGCGTCGTGATGGAAATTCCGATGGCGTGAGGAGGCGATCATGCCGCGAGGTGGAAGGCGAGGCGGGAGCCACGGGCCGTCGATCAAGAACCCGGCGACCTACGAGGCGTTGCGCCGCAAGTTCGGCAAGTCGAGCGCCGCTGCGATCTCCAATGCGGCGCTGAACAAGGGTTACCGCAAAGGCGTCCACGGCCGCAGCCGGCGGCGATAGGAGGAGGGCGATGCAAATTCACATGGTCTGCGTCTATCAGTGCCAGCCGCAGGTGCCGTGCACACTGCCGTCGGCGTGGCCACCACCGCCGGCGCCGTGAAATGCACGCGACGTGTGCCACCAACTGCCCGCCACCCGGCACGGCCTTGCCGGCGCCGTGGCCACCGTCGGCCAGCCCGACCAGCGGCGGGGCCGCGGCGGTCGAGTACACCGCGCGGACCAACACCACGGCGGCGGCCGATCCGAGCGACGGCAATGTCGTGTGGAACACCGCGGCGGAAGGTAACGCCACGCGACTGTTCATCAGCGCCAAGTCAAGCGGGAAGGCCGACACGTCTCACCTGTGGAGCAACGTGCGCGCGGGCCGCAGCCTCACCATCCAGCGCAAGAGCAATGGCGAGGTGATCGCGCGCTACACCGTCAACGACGTGGTCGACAACGGCGGGTGGTTCACCGTCAACGTGACGCCGGGCAGCAACTCCGGGCTGCCGTTCGCCAACAACGACGCGCTGATCGTCACCATCAGCGCCGCACCAATACCGTAGGAGGTTCGATTGGCTTGTCTCCCATGCCAGCAGCAGCGCCGAGCGTTCATCCAGGCCGCGCGCGCCCTGGACGTGCGTGGGGCCGCGCGCGCGGTCGCCACCGCCGCGGCGATCAACGCCGACAAGCTGCGCGGCGTCGATGTTCAGGCGAAGTACGGTGGGAGCTCGCAGCGTCCGACCATCAAGGCGACGCCGTACCGCCGCCCACCTGACCGAACGGTGTGACCATGCCGACGTGGCTCCCGGCTGTGTTCCGCAAGCAGGTGGCGGCTCCACCCGCGACGACGACGCCTCCGGTGGAGGGCACCTCGGGCTCGCTCGTTGGCTTCAACCGCACCAACGAGATCATGCTGCGCGAGTACACGCGGTCGATCTACCTGTGGCGCTGCGTGGACATGATCGCGCAAATGTCGTCGTCGATCGTGCTCGACGTTGCCCCGAGCACGTCGCGCGACCTGAGCGCGGAGGAGCGTGAGGTCGACGCGCTGATCAAGAAGCCGAACCCGCAATGGACCGCGGCGCAGTTGCAGTACTTCGTCGCCGCCAGCCTGGGCGTGGCAAACCGCACGTTCCTCAAACGGGTGCGCTCCGAGCTCGACGGCGCCACCCTGGAGCTATGGCCGATCCCGGCGAACGAGGTCGTGCCCAAGTACGTCAACGGTTCGCAAGTCATCGTAGCCTGGGAACGCCAGACCGCGGCGGGCAAGGAAGAATACCCGGTCGACGAGGACGGCGACTGCGATCTGATCTGCATTCGCCGCCCGGCGCTCAACGAGGCCAGCGACAAGTCGCCAGCCGCAGTCGCCATCGCTCCGGCGGAGGTGTTCACCCGCATCCTGCAGCGGTGCTACGACATTGTCACCAACGCCTCCAACATCACCGGGATGCTGTCGACCGAAACCGAGGTCGCCAAGGCGGCGGTCAAGGAGATCAAGGACACGCTGATGAAGTACCGCACCGGCGCCGGCGACAGCGGCGGCGTGCTGGTGACGGCGAACGCCAAGTGGGACCTCACCCGTCTGTCCGAGGACCCGTCGCAGGCGCTGTCGGTGTCGATCAAGGACAGTTTGGCGCGCGACGTGTGCATGACGTTTGGCGTGCCGACGCAACTGGTCGGCATCCCCGGCACCGACACGTACAACAACCTCGCGCTGGCGCGCGTCGGCCTGCTCACGGACACGGTGCTGCCGGGCTACATCAATTTCTACGTCGCGGCACTCAATCAGGCGCTGATGCGGGACGAGCTCCAGACCGCGCGGATCGTTCCGAACGTCGCGGCGATCCCGTCGATGGCCGCCTCGCGCCTGCAACTGGTCGACACCGCCAGCCGGGCGACCATGCTGTCGATCAACGAGCAGCGCGGGCTCCTCGGGTATCCGCCCTTCGAGGACGACGACATGGCGAACGTCCCGGTGCAGTTGGAAATGATGCGGCGCCAGCGGCTGCAGGTGGAGATGATGGCCGGCAACGCCGCGGCGCAACTCACCGACGAGCCTACCTGATGCTGGTCGACGCCGAGACCGACGACGAATTCCAGGCGTACCTCGACCAGATGGAGCAGCGCCTCTACCTGGACATGGTGCCCGTGCTCACCGCCGGCGTGCGGCTGCAGGTCAAGCGCGGCAGCATCCAGGCCGAGGACTACGTCAACGCGCGCGGCGCGCCGATCCTGCTCCGCCACTACACGCGCGTGTACCGCGACCAGTACCGGGCCGTGAGTGCCGCCGAGCGGGAGGCCGAGGCCAAGGCGGCGAGCATCACCCGCTTTCTGGCCGAGCAGTTGCGGTGGATCGCCCGCGAGGCGGGCCGACAGATACGCCGCATTTCCGAGTCGCTGCGGCGTGACATCGCCGACATGGTGCTGGCGATGGTGCGGGACGGGAAGTCGAACGACGTGATCGCCCGCGAGCTCTCGCGCCAAGCCCCGGAGATCGCCAAGCCGCGCGCCGCCACCATCGCCCGCACGGAGACGCACAACTCGGCGCTGGCCGCCGTCGACGCGGCGCTCGCCTACAAGAAGATCAAGGTCCGCACCAAGACGTGGTGGAGTGCCCAGGACAAGCGGGTGCGCGACACGCACCGCGAGGCGCACGGCCAGACCGTGGACTACGACCAGCCGTTCACGGTCGGCGGTGCGGCGATGATGCGACCCGGCGACGACAGCATGGGCGCGGGGCCGCAGGAGATCATCAACTGCCGGTGCGCCGTGCTGTTCAACCTGCGGCGCTGACAAAAAAAAGGCGCCGGGGGGAAACCGCCGGCGCAATCCAGGTGCAACGATTCACGATGCCGGCACTCTAGCACGGCGGCGCCGCGCGGGGAAGCGGAGGCGTTTCCTACCGGATCAGGTGAGGCCACTTTACCGCATCAGGGAATAGGACTAGCATCCGCCTCCATCCCGTGGCGGGGGATGGCCGCGATGCTGTTCAGCGACATGACGCTCGCTCACCTGGAGACCAAAGCGGTCTCCGACGGCGACGAGGTTGCGCACTTCACCGGCGTTGCGTCCACGAGTGACGTGGACCTGGTCGACGACATCATCGAGCCCGGCGCGTTCGGGAAGATCAATCCGAAAGACGTGGCGTTGCTGCGCGACCACATCGGGTCGCAGTGCATCGGCGGCTGGTCGTCGTTTGAGCAGGACGGCAAGCACCTGCGGGTCGAGGGCGACATCTCGCTCGCCATCCCCGTCGGCCGCGAGACCTACACGCTGATGAAGCAGGGGTTCTTGTCGGGCATCAGCGTCGGCTACCGCATCAAGAAGGGCGGCATGATCTTCGACGAGGCCAGCGGCATCCGGCGGATCAAGAAGGCCACGCTGGTCGAGGCATCCATCGTTTCCGTGCCGGCGAACCGTGGCGCCCGCGTGCGCGCCGTCAAGTCACTGATCGGCTCGGCCGACGAGCTCCACGAGTGGCTCGCCGACGCCGGTTTCGACGAGCAGCAGATCGCCGTCATCAACCGCAAGGGCTTCGACGCGCTAAGGCGCGAGGAGCGTGGCGGTCTCCGCATCCACGCGGTCGACGGTTTCGGTGAGTTGCCGACCGACGATCAGTGCGCCGCCCTGGCCGCGGCTATCCGCGGCTTCTCCCAAGACGTGAGGCAGCACCATGTCGACAGTTGAGGACCGTATCGCCGAACTGCTCAAGGAGGTGCAGACCGCTCGCACCGACATCGCCAAGGGCGACGACGCACGCATGGCGGCGCTCGCCGAGCTTCGCTCCGATGTCGAGAAGGGGTCGAAGTCGGTCACGGAAGTCACGGCCAAGATCGACCGCATCAGCGCCGACATTGCCGCCAACGCGACCAAGGTGGCGACGCTGGAGACGGCCATCGACAGCCTGTCCAAGAAAGTCGGCCGCCCAGGTGGGCAGGAGTTCTCCGACGAAGCCAATCGCAAGGCCGCCGTCGGGCTGCTGGAACTCAAGCACCTACTGCGCGTCCCGAAGCGCGACGTCGAGCACCCGTTCACGCCGACCGAGGAGCAGATCGCCGAAGCGGTGACCGCGATCAAGGCCGTGCGCGGCCTGCTCAAGACCACCGACATCAGCAGCCTGCCGGAGGATCAGCGCAAGGCGCTCACGTCGTTCAACCTCGGCTCGTCGGGCTTCATCCTGCCGCCGGAGATGTCAGGGCGCGTGCTGTCGTGCCTGGAGGACATCACGGACGTCACCGGGCTGATGAACAACATCACGATCAGCGGCCCGAGCATCAAGTTCATGGTCGACGACGCGCGGCTGCTGGAGGCGGCGTGGGCGTGCCAGACCGATTGCTTCGCCAACAACCCGGCGGCCGATCTGACGAAGGGGCTCGGCGAGCTCGAGCTCAAACCCGAGACGCTCCGCTTCATCGTGTGCACGTCGCGGGACATCCTCGAGGACGCCTCCGTCGACATCGAGAATTGGATGCTCACCAAGGTCAACTGGGCGTTCCGCAACACGATCAGCACGGCGATCATCAGCGGCGACGGCCAGGGCAAGCCGCTCGGCATCCTCAACCCGGCGGCCGGCATCCCGATCTGCGACACATCCGACGCCACGCCGGCCGGTCAGTTCACGTGGCAAGACCTGATCATGCTCAAGTGGCAGGTGCCGATGCAGTTCCACGGCGGCAACGGCAACGGCAACGGCGGTCGATACCTGATGAACCAAAACACGTTCGGCCTCACGCTCACCATGAGCGATGCAATGGGTCGGCCGATCATGATCGCAACGCCGACCGACAACGGATCATTCATCGTCAACGGGTCGCCGGTCCAGATCGTCACGCAGATGCCCGACGTCGCGCCGGGCGCAACGCCGGTCGCCTTCGGCAACTGGAACATCGCGTACATGGTGGTGAACCGGAAGGCCGTCGCCATGCAGCAGGACCCATACAGCGCCGGGTTCTGCATCCTGTTCAAATTCGAGTCGCGCGTCGGTGGCGGCGTGATCTGTGCCAACGCCGCGCGACTGATGCGGATCGGCTGACGGAGGAGCACATGACGTTTTCAGCGGCCGGAACGATTCTCGTCTACGACGCGAAGTCGCCGAACTGGGCCGACATCGGACCCGGCTACGCCTACGCGGTCGTGCTCGCCAATCAAACGGCGGCCGACATCGCCGACGGCGACTTCACGATCCAGAGCGCAAAGCCGTCGGCGTCGAACCCATGCGCGCCCGATGCCGCAACCTGGGCGGACGTGCAGGTGCAGCCGGAATGCGACGCGGCCCCCGGCTCGGTCGCCGGTCCCGCGAAGATCGTGCTCAGCGCCCAGGCGCCGCTCAAGGCGCACTCGCAATGCCAGTACTCGGTCCCGTGTCTCACCGGGCAGTTCATCCGCGTTGTGCAGAGCGCGACCGGCGGCGTCGGCGTGGGCGTGTTCGTGGTGGTGACGCGGCTTCGTCGCATCTCCTACTGAGGAGGCGCGCTTGCTGCTCGGCGAGGCGCAGCGGATCACCGGCGACGCCCGCATCAGCTTCCGCGGCGCTGGTCCGGCGCGCTTCCGCCTGGAGCACGCGCGCGACTGCAACGGGGAGCCCGACAGCCTGTCGTGGTGTGAGGTCTCGCAGGCGTCGAACGGCGCCGTGGCGAGGCCGACCGAGGAGGGGCTCGCGCACGGGCGTGTGCTTCTCAACGGCGTCCTGGTCGACGTGATCGACGGCGACACCGAGGTGCTCTACCGCCGGCACAATGCCGGGTGGCTGCGGGTCGTCGCGCACGACCAGGACGACGAGGAGGAGGTCAAGCGGTGCGGCGCGTACACGCTCACGCTATCGGCGACGGAGACGGTGGCATGAGCAAGGTCGTGCTGATGAAGCAGGATGCCGTCTACTCGTCCGACAACGGCATCACGCTGACGTCGTATGCGGCCGACGAGTTCTACGAGGTGCCCGACCACGTCGCCGCCGGCTTGTTTCGCCGTGGTGCCGCGGTGCCGGCCAAGTTCCAGGTCGGCGAACCGACCGTCAAGGAATCGCCGCCGGCCGAGCAACCGACCGAGGCGCTGCCCAAGATCAAACTCAAAGGAGGCTCTCGATGACCCACGCAAATTGCCCCACGACGTGCCCGGCACCGCCGGCACCCTGCACGCTCGGCTGGTTCGCCTCGCCGTGCATGTGTACGACGACCGGAGCGGTCACCACGCAGGCGCAAGCGGCCGAAGCCGCGCCGCAGCAGACGACACACTCGCGCCGCCGCACGGCGGAGTGAACCCGTGACGACCCCGGTGATCACAACGCGCGGCGCGCAATCAAGCGGCGGCACTCCGCGGTGCCGCAGCAGCTTGTTCGACGCGCGCCCCCGCGTCGCCGGGGTCGTCGCCCGCGCGAGCCCCGGCTCTGTTGCGATTGCCGGCGGCCCGCGCGTGGCGAAAATCGTGGCGCACAAGAGGGTCGGGCGCATCGTCGCCTGCCCGTGGTGAGGTAAGCCGTGGCGATCTGCCAGCCGATCAACCCGTGCCCGTGCCACCCGTGGTCCATCGCACCGGGTGACACGCAGCCGCTTTACATCGACTGGGGTGGCTGGCTCGCGAGCGTGCCCGGCTACACGCTCAACGCCATCGAGTCGGCCGAGCTCACCGACCTGAACGTGAACCCACCGGCGCCGGCGAACCCCGACGAGATTGCACTGGTCTCGGGGATGGACATCGACCCGACCACATCGAACCCCGGCTTCACCAACATCGTCGGCACCGCGACCGAGAACATCGTCCAGGTGGCCGCCGACGTGCCGGTCGGCAAGGCGTATCGTCTCGACATCGGCGTCATTGCGCGCGACTGCAACGGACGCAAGATCGTTGCCCACGACTGCGTGTTCATCACCACGTCGCTGATCTGAGCATGGCCGACGACCTCGACCCCGCCGATCCCATCGTCGCCGCCTACGAGATCGCCAAGCTGCAGGCGGCGACCGACGGCGCGTTCGACGAGCGCCTCACGCGGCATTGGTTTGAAGCGTCGTGGGACCTGTGCGCCGCGATGGTCGGGCTCGTGTTCCCGCCGCTGCCGATCGACGAGGTGGTCACGGTGGCGCCCGACGGGTCCATCCTGCTGTCGCATCAGCCGATGGGCGACGTGCGCTTCTACAGCGGGCCGAACCTCGTCGCCGTGCTGCCGCCGAACTCGCCGTGCTTCTGGCCGCGGCCGGGATCGCTGTTCGATGATGAAACCGGGTGCGGGCTCAACTGTCCCGACCTGTGCTGCTACTGCAACGTCCGCGCCATCTACACGGGCGGCGGGGACATCGCCGTGGACTGCGACGAGATTCCGCCGTGGTTCGTCCAGGCTGTCGCACGGCTGTTTACATACGTGTGCGAGAACCGCGGCGATACTGAAATGGACGAGCACGTGCTGGCCAAGTCGGGCGCCAAGGCGTTCCTCGCCCCGCACCTTGCCTACGCGGTGTGACAATGACCGACCTTCGTGTTGAGCAATGGCCAATCGAGCGGCTGATGCCCTACGCCGCCAATGCGCGCACGCACTCCGAACATCAGGTCGGGCAGATCGCCGGGTCAATCCGCGAGTTCGGTTTCAACGTCCCGTGCCTCGTCGACGACAAGGACGAACTGATCACCGGCCACGGTCGGCTGCTCGCGGCGAAGCGGCTCGGGCTCGCCGAGGTTCCAGTGATCCGCCTGGGGCATTTGACGCCCGACCAGGTGCGCGCCTTCCGCCTCGCCGACAACCGCATTGCGCTCAATTCCGACTGGGACCTCGACCTGCTCGTGCGCGAGCTCGACGAGATCGCCAAGAACACCGACCTCGCGCTGCTCGGCTTCGACAACGACGACTTGGCGCTGCACTTGAAGAACGGGTGGGACAGCGATCTGGCGCACGTGGCGGCGTTCGGCGAGACGCTCGACGGCGTGGAGGGGCGCATCGTGGTGCGGTGCCGGCAAGCGGATAAGGCGGCGGTGCGTGCGTGCGTGACCAAGGCGGTAGAGGCGGCCGGCATCGAGGGAGTCAGCGTTGAATGACGCCGATCCGTTCCTCAACCTGCTGATCTCGTTCCCGTACTGGGACAACGACAACGAGCGCCTGCTGCGCGCCAACGCTGCCTGCGTTCGCCTCGTCGTGGACTCGGGCGCGTTCACCGGGTGGAAGGGCGGCGACCCGGTGAAGCTCGATGACTACTGCCATTTTCTGAGCAACCTGCCGATTAAACCGTGGCGCTACTTCGTGCTCGATGTGGTCCACAATCCCGAGGCGACGTATGAGAACTATCGCATCATGCTCGACCGCGGCCTGAAGCCGGTGCCGATCTTTACGCGCGGCGAGTCGCCCGACCGCCTCGACCAGTACTACGCAACGTCGGATGTGGTCGGGGTCGGCGGCTTGGTGGGCACGCCGAAGAAGCTGGCGTTCATCAACGGCATCATGAAGCTCATCGCGGGGCGCCGCGTGCATTGGCTCGGCGTGACGACGCCATCGTTCCTGCACCACTATCGCCCGTACATGTGTGACTCGCAGAGTTGGGAGAGCATCGGGCGATACGCCATCGGCAAGGTGTATGTCGGGCGCGGTCAGTTTCGCACCGTCAGTCGCGACGACTTCCGCCAGCCGCCTGACGGCCAACTGATCGCCGCACTGCGGAGCTACGGGCTGCCCGCAGCTGCGCTGGCGAAAGAGGAGGGCTGGCGTGGCGGCAGGAGCGTCGCGCGGCGCCTGCACGCGCGCTCGTGGGTGCGCTATTCCCTGGACCTGCAGCGCCAGTGTGGCACTCTGCTGTTCATGGCGTTCACAACGGCAATGGCGGCTGGTCATCTTGTAGCGGGGTTCAACGATGAAAGGACTGGCAATCCTCTCCGGTGGCGCTGACAGCACCACCCTCGTCTGTCTGTTGAAGCGCGAAGGCCACGACCTCTCCGTCGTGTCGTTCGACTACGGCCAACGCCATCGCCGCGAGCTCGACAGCGCGCGCGCGGTCGCTCTCCACCTCGGCCTGCCGCACGACATCATCGACCTGTCGGCCGCCGGCAAGCACCTCACCGGATCGGCGCTGACCGATTCCGTGGCTGTGCCGCACGGCCACTATCACGAGGAAACGATGCGGCGCACCGTGGTGCCGAACCGCAACGCGATCATGCTGTCGGTCGCCTGGGGGATCGCCACGGCGCGCGGCTGTGACTTCGTTGCCTACGGGGCGCACACCGGCGACCACTACATTTACCCGGACTGCCGGCAGGAGTTTTGCTTGGCGCTCGCGCACGCGCTCAGGCTCGGCAACATCACCGCCGAGCGTCCCCAGGGCATGGAGTTGTGGACGCCGCTGATCGGCATGAGCAAGGGCGAGGTCATCGCCCTGGGCGTCAGGATCGGGGCGCCCTACGAGCTCACCTGGACCTGCTACGAAGGCGGCGTGCTGCCGTGCGGCAAGTGCGGCGCCTGTACCGAACGCGCCGAGGCGTTCGCCGAAGCCGGCATTGCCGACCCGGCGCTGGCGGTGGCGGCATGAACCTGCACGTGGTGCATCGTCTGGCGCTGGCGAACGAGAACATCGCCGACGCGCTCACCCCGGCTGACCTGGATGCGATGCAGGTGGCGGCCGAGGCGCACCTGCAGGGCTTGTTCACGGCGCTCCGCATCGACACCGCGCATGACCACAACATGCGGGACAGCGCCAAGCGTATCGCCCGGATGCTCGTGCGCGAGACCTTCGCCGGCCGCTACCTGCCACGCCCGGCGATCACCGCGTTCCCCAACGTGCGCGACCTCGACGAGCTCTACACGGTCGGTCCGATCACGGTGCGATCGACCTGTTCCCACCACCTTGCGCCGGTGGTCGGCCACGCCTGGGTCGGCGTGATCCCCGGCGAACTGATCATCGGCCTGTCGAAGTTCAGCCGCGTGGTCGAGTGGATCATGCGGCGCCCGCAGATACAGGAGGAGGCCACGGCGCAGATCGCCGACGAGCTTGAGCGCCTGATCGAACCGCGTGGGCTCGCCGTGGTGGTGAAAGCGCGGCACCTGTGCATGACGTGGCGCGGCGTGTGCGAGCACGACGCCGACATGGTGACCTCGGTCATGCGCGGCCTGTTCCGCGCCAACTCCGACGCGCGCCACGAGCTCCTCGCGTTCATCGCCAAGAACGGGGCGTAAGATGCTCGTCGTTCACCGCTATCACGACATCTCGTGCGGGCACCGGGTCGCCGGCCACGAAGGCCACTGCGCGCACCTGCACGGTCATAACTACCGCATCCACTTCGTCTGCACCGCACCGCGGCAAGACGCGCTCGGGCGGATCATCGACTTCTCCGTCATCAAGGCGCGGCTGTGCCAGTGGCTGGAGGAGACCTGGGACCATCGTTTCATCGTGTGGGAGGAGGACCCGTTGCGCGACGGGCTGATCGCCCTGGACCCGAGCGTGGTGACGGTGCCGTTCAACCCGACGGCGGAAGCGATGGCCGCCTACTTGGTCGACGTGATCGGGCCGCAACAGTTGGCCGACCTGCCGGTGCGGTTGATCGAGTGCCGGGTCGAGGAGACCGCCAAATGCGGCGCGACCTACAACTGCTCCCCGTGAACGAACTGTTCCCGACCATCCAGGGCGAGGGCACGTGGACCGGCACACCGGCGACGTTCGTCCGGCTCCAGGGTTGCCCGGTCGGGTGCCCGTGGTGTGACACGAAGTACACGTGGCCGATCGAGGGTGCCGACGAGCGTCCGCTGAGCTCCATCTTGGCGAAGGACGCTGCCACCTCGTCCACCTTCGCCAGCATCTCCGTTCCGGTGCTCGTCGCCGCCGTGAAGCAGAACCCCGAACGCCACGTTGTGCTCACCGGCGGCGAACCGTGCTTGTACGACCTCGGGTCCCTGTCGGCGGCGCTCCTCGAGGAAGGGTTCTCGGTCCAGGTGGAGACCAGCGGCACGCACCCGGTGCGGATCGACTCGCGCGCCTGGGTGACGGTGTCGCCCAAGATCGACATGCCGGGCGGGTTCCCGGTGCTGCCGGCAGCGTTGCGGCGCGCCGACGAGATCAAGCACCCGGTCGGCACCCGGCGGGACGTTCAACGCCTGCTCGACCTGCTCGCCGATGCCGAGCTCGACCCGGTGCCGCCGATCTACCTGCAGCCGCTGAGCGGCTCGCCCAAGGCGACCGCCCTGTGCATCGAGGCGGCCCGGCACAAAGGGTGGCGGGTCTCCATCCAGGTGCACCGTTTCATCGGGGTGCGGTGATACCGCTCCGGGGATCGCCCCCAGGACGCGCACAGAGCGCCCGTGGTGAGCGATCCCGGCCGGGGGACCTGGGCAGGGGCGGGGCGCTGGAATCGCACCCTGGAGCGCCCCTGCTCGCCCCTGGGGGCGCCTGGGGGAACCGTCCCCCGCCCCTGGGCGCCCTGGGGCGGCCCGTGGTGAGCGATCCCGGCGGGGGCTCCTCGGTGGGGGCCGGGCGGCCTGGGCGCATCCACGGCGCTCCCTGTGCGCCCTGGGGGCACCCTAAAAGGGAGGCCACCCCCACCGGGAACGGTGCGGTCGGCTACGGGCGGTGCTAGGCTGCGCCACCATGTCGACCAAGATCGACGCAAACCGCCGGGCCGACAGGCGCAAGTCGCCATCGGTCGGCTCGCTCACCAGCCGGGTGACGGTCTGCACCACGCTGGAACGGCCCGATGGCGACGTCTCCACGCTGGTTGATCGGCCGGGCGTGATCCAGGTCCACGCGAGCGTGCGCCCACTGCGCGGCGTTGAGGTGCTCAACTGGAAAGCGGTCACCGAGGTGTATTCGGGGCTCGGCGGCACGCGGGGCGCGGCGCCAACGCATGAGATCGTGATCCGCGACCCACCGGACGTGAAGGTGGACCTCAATCACTGGGTCTTCTGCCGGGATCGCTATAGCGAGACTTGGTACAAGGTGCGGTTCGTGGAGGACATGGGCGGCGTCCACCGCTTCCTCACGCTGCTCTGCACCATCGAGACCGTGAAGGACCGGCGCAGCGATCCGGCGACGCAGCCGCTGCCGCCGACTTGGGAGACACCGGACGAGCCGGTGGTCGACCGGGTATGAGCACGGTCACGACGACAATCACGGTGAAGGTCAGCGGCAAGATCACCGCGAAGATCGACGACGCGATCATCGCCGAGTGGATCGACGACCGCCTCAACGATGGCCGCAACGTGTTCGTGACCAGCGCCAGCCGCGGCGGTGGTGGCGGCCGGGTCTACGGCAAGCACCGGGCGTCGGCGCCGGGCGAATATCCGGCCACCGACTCAGGCCGGCTGGCCAACTCGGTCGACTCCGAAATGACGGGACCGCGCTCGGGTGCGCTGTTCTCCGCCGTCGAGTACGCCGGATTCCTGACAAGCGGAACCTCCAAGATGGCGCCGCGCAAGATGCTCGCCGACGCCCTCCACGAGGCGCTCAGTCAGCGGCCGGCGAGCGACGAGCTCGCCAAGGCGGCCACGTTCGAGGGAGGCACGTGATGGCGAAGAACGGCAACGCCAACGGCGTGCAATCGCTGCATTCTGACCGTCGACCAGGTGCCCTCACCCCAGGCGGCCCGCCGGTGGTCGAGAGCCTGTTCAACGTCGTCACGCGGCGGGTGCGCGCCGCCCGCACGCTGTTCGGCGAGAACGTGAAGCTCGTGCTCCGCCAACTCGACACTGAGCATTGGAGTTTGCTGCAGGTGCCGTATTGCCTCGTGGTGCCGACGGTGACGCGGCCGGCGGCGCTCCGGCCGATGGACGCGGACTACGATTCGATCATCAACCCGCGGTCCATCACGTTCATCGCCCAACTGGACGGGCGCGGCAGTGAGGCCGAGCACCTTGCGGCCAACGACATCGAGCTTGCCGAGAGGCAATTGATCGACGCGCTGGTCAACTGGCGACCGTTCCCGTGGTACAAGCCGACGGCCTACGCCGGCATGAAGCTGGCGGCGACCCGCGCGCCAGACGTCAAGGTGTCGTTCGTGTTCCTGTTCTACGAGGAGATCGTCCTGCCCGAGGAGGAGATCGGCGTGGACGACTTGGCGGTGCTCGACGGCATCACGGTCCACGTCAACGATCCCTGCTGCACGTGCCCGCCACCGGAACCGGAGTGTGTGCCGGCACCGAACATCTATGTTACAGGAGGCGGGTGCCCGGTCGCCGACCCGTGTTGTGCGCCCGAGCCATGCGTCTCGCCGCTAGAGGCAACGCGAGGAGGTCAGGATGACGACGTTCCAGCAGGCACGGGTTGAGACGAGGCCGCGCGCGAGCGCGCCGGTACTGCCGACGCGGTACATGACCGTGAAGGCGAAGGGCGAGGCGGTGGTGTATGCCGCCGACGGCGTGCCGATCCCAAACGACCGCTTCGTCAGCGTTCCCGTCAGCGCCGGCACCGTCCAGGCGGTGAAGTACGGCGACCTCGAGGAGGCCGAAGCCGTGCCGGCCGAGCAGCATCAGAAGCGGCACCACCGTCGCCACGACGCCGAGTGACGCCGCGGCGGCGGCCGCGACGTTTCACGTGAAACCTGATCCGGTAGACGCAATCCACCTGAAGCGGTAATGTGCGCCTCGCCGACGCAAACCCTCGGCGTCGGGGGGAGAGCGTCATGGCGCAAAACGGAATCTCTATCCCGGCCGCTCGCGGCAACTTCCTCACGTGGTGCATCAGCGGCTACTTGCCCCTGCAGGGGCTGTGCCGACCTCTGTTCATCGCACAGCAACTCGACGGCGCCGACGGCGTGCCGGGCGAGTACTACGTCCTCTACTCGGCCAACGAGGCGCGGGCGATGTTCGGCTCGGGCTCGGTCCTGGCGCTGATGGCGAAGCAGCACTTCGACTGCTGTCCCGAGCTCCCGCTGTACGCCGCGCCGCTGGCTGATCCATCGTCGGGCGCCGCGGCCGCGGTCAACACGATCACGATCACCGGGCCGGCGACGGACAGTGGCGCGCTCTCCGTCGCCATCCTCGACGAGATGTTTGCGGTCGGCGTGATCACCGGCGGCACCGCCGACAGCATCGCCACCGCACTCGCGGCCGAGCTCAATAAGAGCGTCGACCTGCCGTTCACGGTCACCGTCGCCACCAACGTCATCACGCTCACGGCGAAGAACAAAGGTCCCGCCGGTTCGTGGTTCAGCCCGATCTGGAACCCGAGCTTCGGCGACGCCTTCCCGGCCGGCGTGTCGGTCGCGACCGCTCAGACCACGCCGGGGACGGGCGTGGTCGATGCCGACCCGGCGATCCCGGCGATGAACTGCCCGTGGGACTGCATCGCGCTTGGCACCGAGGACGAGATCGCCGTCGACACCTTCGTCCAGTTGGTGCGGCAGAACTGGCGCTGCGGCGTCCAGGGCGATTTCAAGGACGGCCACCTGTTCCACAGCCGCACCGACACTGCCGGGCTGATCGCCGCCTACGGCCGCGACCGCAACAACCCGGAGGAGTGCGTTGTCCCGGTGCGCACCGGCTACAAGTATCCCGGCTACGTGATGGCGGCGGCGTTCACGTCGCGCGTCTGCTGCTCGGCGTGCGTCGATCCCTCGCGACCGATCCAGTACGACAACGGCGTGCTGTGCAACCTGTACGATTCGGCCGAGTGCTCCAGCCTGTGGACACCGGAGGAGAAGCGAGCGTTCTATGACGCCGGCATCGCCAACTGGGACGTCGCCAACGCGCGCGGCGTTCGCCAGACGCAGTTGTGGATCGAGGAGCCGCTCACGACGTACAAGTACAACCCTACGACTGGCGCGCCCGACGGCGCATGGCAGCGGGTCGAGAACCGCTACACCACGGCGCGCTTCATCCGTGACCTGGGCACGTGGTATCGCGCCAACTACTCGTCGGTGGCACTGGTCAACGACGGCACCCGCATCCCGCAGGGCAAGCGCGCGGTGTCGCCGCGCATCCTGCAGGCGTCCATCCTGGCTTGGCTGCGTACGACGCAACTCGGCTTCACCGCCGAGGCCACCAGCGGCCAGCTTGAGCGGATGGTCCAGGTCGAGCGCACCAACACGCCGCAAAACTGCGACCCGAACCGCGTCAACGTGCTGATTGACCTGGACCTAGTCAACCAACTCGCTCGCATCGCAACCAGCGTGTCCGTGTCGCCGGAGTTTGCGTGTATTCCGCCGACCGCCATCGCCGCCTGATAGGGGAGCCACATGGCGACGTGCATCAAGTGCAAGGGCGTTTTGAACTTCGTCATCCAGGGGCGCACGATCCGGCTGCAGTCGGACGGCGATGTCACCGTGCTCGTCTCGCAGGAGAAACGCACGGAGACCTACGACGGCGAGTTCACCCGCGAGGACCGCAACCCGAAGATCATCGCCACGGTCGTCGTGCCCATCGACATGTACGTGCGGTACTTCCAGGAAATCTGCAACGTGCCGGTCGTGCTGGAGCTCTGCGACGGCCGCACGTTCTCGGCCGAGCACGCGAGCAACATCAGCGAGGAGCCCTACGACACCAAGAAGAACCTCCAGCCCCTCGAACTGATTACCGACGAGATTGTGGAGCTACTGCCGCAGGCGGCGTAAGGGTGAGGCCACAACATGGCGCAGGAATACGCTCGCCTGGAACTGCTGCAGGAGATCACCACCACCACCGGCGCGGCCAGCAGAGAGATCGTCATCTATCGCCCGACCTGCCGCGCCATGACCGAGGTCGTGGATGCGGTCGGCACCGCCATCCAGGTGCAGCGGTTCGTGTCGGCGTGCTGCCGGGCTATCAACGGTTCAGCCGAGCCGCTGGAGTTCAAGGGCGATCAACTGTCCGCGGCCGATGGCGCCGAGCTCGCGTCGGTTCTCAACGCCATGTCGGACGAGGTCGATGCCATCGTCATCGACGAGAACGGCGACGGTGTGAACGAGCCGATCACGTACACGCTGATGCATCCGATCAAGGTGAGACCGGACGACGCCGACACCATCACGCAAATTCAGTTCATGGCGCGGCGCATCGGCGAGGTGTCGGAGTTTCTCGATGCCAAGGGCGAGACGCACGAGTTCCACGCCTTCATGCGCGCGTTCGGTACGCTGCTCGGCACCAAGCTGCCGATGAACGACGCGGTCATCAACGCGCTCGACTTCGCCGACTACCTGTGCATTCGGAGACGCATCATGGGAAAGCTCGTGAGGTCGCGCGGGAGGTGGAAAAGAACGTCCACCTGATCGCGACGCACCTCCGCTGGCCGCCGGGGTCGTGGGACCACCTGAGCATCCGTCGCGCGTCACGTATCTTCGAGGCGGTGGCCGAGTACAACAAGGACCACGCCACCACGCTCTCCCTTGAGGACCTGAGCGAGTAGTCCGATGGCCGAAGTTACGTCGCGAGCCATACTGGAAGTCGACGTCAAGGGCGAGGACAAGGTCAAATCGCTCAACAAGGCGTTCGATAACCTGCAGAAGGGCGGCGGCACAAAGGCGTTTTCGCTCGGCGACAGCCCGAAGAACCTCTCCAAGTTCATCGCAGAGACGAAGCGCACGCCGGAGCAGTTCAAGGAACTGATCGCCGACGCGCAGGCGCGCGGCAAGCCGCAACTCGCTGCCGCCCTCCAGAAGCAGATGGAGGCGGCGAACGAGAACGTCGGACAGTCGGTCAGCAAGATCGGCGAGACGATCAGCAGCGGCGCGAAGGGATGGGGCGCGTCGATCACGAACGCGATGCAGCAGACGGGCGCGACCGTGAGCCGGTGGGGCGCGAACTTCGCGTCCGGGCTCGCGCGGGTCGGCTCGACAATTGGCACCACCGTGCACGGGTGGGCGAGCTCCGTCGCCGGGCTTGTCGGGCGCGGCCTCACTGCTGGCCGTGGTCTCATGGGCGGCATCGCGTCACGGTTTGCCGACTGGAGGACCAGCTTCGCCGGGAAGGTGACGGACAAGGCGTCGGAGGTGCTCGGCCTCACCGGCCGGTTCGCAAGTGCGCTCGGCACCATCGGGACCTATGCCGCACGCGGCACGGTCGGACTCGCGGCGTTCGCCGCCGGGCTCAGGTCGCTGATGTTCGCCTTCAGCGCCATCGGGGACGCGCCGGAGGCGGCGAAGAAGGCGGCCGAGGCAAACATCAAGGACTACACGCACGGTCTGGAGTTGGAGAGCAAGAACCTCACCAAGTCGGCGGAGCGCACCAAGGCCGGCACGATCCTGATGGGCGACAGCTTCTCCGACCTGGAGACGAGCATACACGGCACGCTCAAGGACATCCGCTCGGGCGAGGCCAAGGACGACGTCGCCGAAGCCGCCGGGCGTTGGGACGTCACGAGGAAGCGGCTGAAAAAGAACATGACCGACCCGCTGGAGATGCTCCAGCGGTTCACAGCCAAGCGCGAGGAGCTCGACTGGAAAGCGGTCGCCGGCACGCCCAAGGCGAAGGCGAAGGCGGAGCAGCAACGCAAGCAGTTGCTGTCCGACGCGGAAAAGATATTCGGCAAGGACTTCGCGGCCGCGGTCAGGTCGGGGAGCACCGAACTGTTCAAGGAGGCGAAGGAACGCGCCGCCCGCGTCCAGGCGATCGAGGGCGAGGTCAACAAGCAGCGTTACGAGCAGGCGGTCCGCCTGCAGATGGCCGAGCGCGAGCGCATGGCGACCGAGTCGGCGCTGCAAAAGCGGTTCGGCGATCAGGTCACGGAGAGCCAGCGACGCCTCTCCGACGCGCGCACGCGCTACGCGCAGACGGTCGGGCCGGCCGAGGCCGACCTCAAAGCTGCGGTCTCCAACTTCTGGACCAAGTTCCAGACCGGGTGGACCAGCGCCATGACCGCCGGTCCGCTGGCGAACATCCAGTCGGCGATGGCGGCTGCCATCAACAAGATCAACACCGAGGCGCTCGGCCAAAAGCTCGGCGAGGTGGCAAACAAGATCGAGGAGTTCGTGCTCGGCCTCGACGAGAAGGGCAAGCCGAAAAAGGGGCTCAAGGACTTCATCGAGGAGACGGCCGTTCCCCCGTGGTTCCGCGAGGGCGCGCCGAAGATACCGGGGTTCCAGTTCACTAAGGATACGTTCTTTCCCAAGGACCTCCCGATGATCGAGGTGCCGTGGACGCTCGGCAAGTTCCTCGGCCTCAAAGGCGTGTGGGAGGGCGTGGGCAAGTTCCCGGGGATCGACATCAGCGGCATGCCGGGGCTCAAGCCAGGAGTCCAGCAGGCCGCCGAGACCGGCCAAGTCAGCCAGATAGGGGCGGCGGCGGGGCGGGAGTTCAACACCACGGCGAACCTGTCGCCGCAGGCGATGAACGCGCAAAAGATCATCAACGAGGTCAGTTGGGCGCAAGCCGCCGGCTCCGCCAAGACGACCATCGAGGGCGTCAGTTGGACCAACGCCGCGCAGAACGCAGTGTCGACGATGACGGCCGGGGCATCGTCCATCGGCTCGGCAATCGGCAGCGCCTTCGTCTCGGCAGCCCGCGCGGGCATTGGCAGGCTGTCGATCCCCGTGGTGGGCGGCGGCGGTGGCGGTGGGGGCGGCGGCAAGCCGTCGACTGATCGTGACGAGGCAGACTGATGGCAGCCGATTGCAACAATCCCGTATATCGCTCGGCGTCGTGGAAGGGCGTCGCGTTCCACGTGGAGAGCAGCGACGATGACTTTGGCCGGCGCGGCGATCTGTACGAGTACCCGTTGTCGAACGACGTCGGATACAAGGACCTCGGGCGCAAGGCGCGCAAGTTCAAAGTCGACGGCTACCTGATCGGCGGCGACCAGGTTGCGCAGACCGTGAGAATGGCGGCGGCGGCTGAGTCGCCCGAGCCCGGCATGCTCATTCACCCGATGTTCGGGCCGCAGCTGGTCGCGTGCGTCAAGCTCACCACGTCGGCGCAGTACCGAAAAGAGAAGCGCCGCACCAAGCTGTCCTTCGAGTTCGTTGAGGCTAACCCGTCGATGGCGCCGTTCCTGGTCGGGGCGGCGATTTCGATGCTGTTCTCCCTCGGATCAAACACGGTCACCGCGTCGAAGCAGAACGCGACGTGGGCACCCACCACTGCGGTGACGGCCACCACGCGCGACATCTCAAACAACCTCGCCGCCCAGGTTGCGCCGGCCGTCGATGAGACGTCCTACGATGCTATTTCGGAACTGCAGCGCGGCGATCCGGTCACCGTGTTTCCGACGGTCGAGGCGGTCGCTGTACAGCAGCAGCAACCCGGCGCGCCGCGGGCGGTCGTCGTGCCGACGGCGGTGGTGCTGCCGCTGCCCTATCCTACGTTCTCGGACGCGATCGACCCGATTGACAACGGCACCGCCACGGTGCGGCGCATCCACGTCGACGCGCTGGCGCGGTTGCGCGAGTTCAACGGCTACGTCGTGGACCGCAGCGATGGCACGCCGAGCGTCGAGTCGCTGATCCTGTCGACCCGGCTGGCGATGATCCGCGACTATGCGCTCACCGCCGCGCAGACCACGTACAAGACCGTGCGCGATGCCGTGGCCGACCTCGACTTCGTGATGGCGGTCTACGACGACGAGGAGCGGGCAGCGGCCGACCGCTGCGACGACGTGCTGGTCTCGGCGATCCGATCAGCCCGCGCGGAGGCGGCGCGCACGATCCTGTCGCAGAACATCCGGCTGCCGGGCGTGGTCGAATCCAGCGCCGACGGCGTGTGGCCGTCGGTCGTGGTGGCGCACAAGCTCTACGGCGACGGGACGCGGTATGGCGACGTCGAGTCCTACAACCCGTCGATGCCGCCGTTCTTCATCGGGCGCGACGTGGTCGCGCCATCGGTATGAGGCGCCATGGCAAACGAGGCATTCGGCACCGCCTACGTGGAGATTGGCGGCCAGCGTTACGACCGCTTCCTCACGCTGTCGCTCACACGCGCGAAGCAGGAGGCGACCTGCAGCGGCACCATCGTGCTTTCCTGGCCGGGCGCCGAGCAGTTCAACGCACAGAACCCGCCGGCGCAGGCGCTCGTCGACGGCGCCAAGGGCAGCATGTACCTCGACGGCCAACTGGCAGCGACGTTCCGCATCGACAGCCGCACGTCGAACGGTTCGCCCGATAACTTCAAACTCGACCTGTCGTTCCGCGGCCTCGCGGGCGCGCTGGTCGACTCGCACGCCGACCACGAGAGCGGGCAGGAGAACAAGAAAAAACCGGCCGACATCTGCAAGAAGCTGATGGAGGGCTACGAGCCCAAACTGATCGACAAGTCGAACTTCGACCGCAAGCTGGAGCGGTTCATCATCGACGAGGGCGAGTCGGTGACGCGCGCCATGCGCCGCGCCACGCGCGAGTTCGGCTTGACGTTCTCCGAGAACGAGCAAGGCGACGTGGTGCTGCAGAAGAAAGGCACCGACGAGGGCAGCGGGCAGGCGCTCGTGCTCGGGCGCAACTTCGTCGAATGGGCGGTGAAGCGCGACATCTCTCCGCGGGCGTCGAAGGTCAAGACTAAGGGCAACGCCGTGCCCACCGACGAGAAGTACGGCAAGGACGCGGAGGAGATGGCCGGCGAGGCCATCGACAACTATGTCAAATACAAGCGGCTGATGCGCGTGTTGATTGACAGCGACCACGATAAAGAGACGTTGAAGAAGCGCGCCGTCAGCGAGGCGCGCCGGCGCAAGGCGCAAGGGCTCAACGTCGAGCTCACCATGTCCACGTGGAGCGACGACGGTGGCCAACTGTGGAAGGTCGGCCGCATGCACCACGTCGTAATTCCCGTCGACCAGGTTGACGATGACCTGCAAATTTCTCAGGTGGTGTTCAACCTGACCGAGAACCAACGCCGCGCGCGCGTCACGCTCGTGCCCAAGGACTCGTTCGGCGATGAGGAGGGCGGCGAGGACGGCAAGGACGGCAAGGGCAAGGACAGCGGCGAGGCGGCGGCCGGAAAGGACAGCAAGGGTGCCAAGGGCGGTGGTGGCGGCAGCGGCGACAGCGTGTTCTCCGATTCGATCACCGGCGCAATCGGCGAGGGGACACCGCAGTGACCGTGAACAACTGGGAACACTGGCTGTTCGCGCAACACAAGCTGCGCAACGTGCTGCGGCGCGGCTACCTGCTCAAGACGTACTACGACAAGAAGCTCCTGCAAGCCAGGATCAAGACCGGCGTTGAGATTGAGAACGACCGCATCGACTGGCTGCACCCGGTCGGGTTCCTCGGGCGCGTGGCGCCGGCCAACAAGGTCGAGGTCCTCACGATGGACGTCGGCGCCGATCCATCGCGCCGCGTGATCGCCTGGGTGATCGGCGACCGTGCCACACACCCGAAGATCGAGGAGGGCGAGTCGATTCTGTACTCGCCCGGCGACAAGAAAAAATACATCAGGGTCTACAAGAAGCAGCAAAAGCAGACCGGCGGTGGTGGCGGCCGCGACGATGGCGGCGGCGAACAGAGCGAAAGCCGGGAGGGCATTCACACCGACGCTGACGACCTGCCGATCACGTCGAACACCAAGGACAGTTTCCAGGGCAACGCCGACAAGGGACAGGGCTTCACGACCAAAGCGAACTTCGACATCAAGGCCGACCAGAACACGCAGTTCCAGGCGGCGAAGCACGTCCGCATCGGGACGACCTATCGCGAGGGCGACACCTACACCCAGGGCGTTGAGTACGCGGTGGACCATGTTGCCGGCGGAGGGGCGAGCATATCGCCGTCCACGGGGCTCCGCGCGGGCGAGACCGGCCGTCCCGATGGCTCGCAAGAGTGGAGCGCGAGCGGACAGGCCGGCAACGTGTCGCTGCTGGACATTGGCAGTCGGGTTGCGGCGCTCGAAGCCGGCAGCGGCGGCGACGGCGAGCCTGGACCGCCGGGACCACCCGGCCCGCCTGGACCAGCAGGACCGCAAGGACCGACCGGCCCGCAGGGACCGACGGGTGCCACGGGTGCGCAAGGTCCTGCCGGCGCCACCGGACCAGCGGGAGCAACGGGCGCGCAAGGTCCGAAGGGCGACAAGGGCGACACCGGCGCAGCCGGCGCCACTGGCGCGCAAGGTCCCCAGGGTCCAGCCGGGCCGACGGGATCGACCGGCGCCACCGGACCAGCCGGTCCGACGGGTCCGCAAGGCGATCCCGGCCCGACAGGTCCGACGGGTCCACCCGGCACAACCGACTGGGCAGGCATCACCGGCAAGCCGTCGACGTTCCCACCCGATCCCGAAGCGGTGGACGACCGGGTCGCCGCGCTGCTCCAGGCGGGAAGCAACGTCAGCCTCACCTACAACGATGCCGCCAACACGCTGACAATCGCGGCCGCTGGTGTCACCGACGGCGACAAAGGCGACATCACGGTCAGCGGCGGCGGCGCGACCTGGACCGTCGACCCGCAGGCGATCACCTACAGCAAAATCCAGAACGTGTCGGCGACCGACCGCATCCTCGGCCGCTCGTCGGCTGGCGCCGGCACGGTGCAGGAGATCGTCTTTACGCAGGCCGCTCGCGATCTTGCGGACGACACGACGGCCGCGGCGCAGCGGACCACGCTCGGGCTCGGCAACGTCGACAACACCAGCGACAACAACAAGCCGATAGGCAGCACCTGCGGGCGCTTCATTTGGAACACTGCCACGACCTGCTTTTTCGTCACGCTCGACGGCCAATGGCTTCGGGTCAACGGCGTGTGGCGCCAGATTCCGGGCGCTGGCATCCAGTTCGACGCGACTGGCTTGGCTGCATCGACACGCTACTACGCCTACGTGTTTGACAATGCCGGCACGCTCACCGGCGAATTTAGTACGACGGCGCGCACCAAGCACACCGACGGAACGGCGATCAAGAGCGGCGATCCAACGCGCGCCCTCGTCGGCATGGTCTACACCAACGCGAGCGCACAGTTCTACGACCTCGGCGTGGCGTCGTGGTTCAACCGGCGCGGCAAGGTCGGGAGCGCCACCATCACCACCACGCGCACCACGACCGCGACAACGGACACCGAGCTCAATGCCGAACTTCGCGTCTCATTTGCCGCGTGGGGCGACGAGCCCGTCATCGCTACGCTCGGCGGCGCTGCCTATCCGGCCGCCATTGTCAACGCGCGCATCGTGAGCAGCATCTGCTTCGACGGCACCCTCCCAACCGAAAGCCCGAAAAGCACAATCGCGGGGGAGACAACCGCGCAGGCGTACAAAACGCTTTCGTTGACCGTCATGAAATCGTTGGGCGAGGGCGGGCACTACGCCACGCTGTTCGCCCGCGTCGGCAACGCTGCACACACTGGCACCTTCGACATGGACAACCCGGCGACCGTCGCCGTGATGATCCGGGGGTGATTTGACAAGGCGGGGCGCTCGGCGCTTCGATTGCGGGCGGGAGGGATGGCATGGCGTCGATGATCAACCCGTGCGCGCCGGCACCGCCGCGCTGCCGCACCCGGTTCCTGCCGCTGTTCCAGCCCGGCATTTCGTCGCGCCGCATCCCCGAGTGCGGCCCCGACTACTGCGGCCTGCTCGACTGCGGATCGCCGAACTGGCGCGTGAGCAACGCCGGCACGCTGGATCGCTCGCGCTGGCTTGAGGGCTGGATTGCCACGCAACTGTTCACGCGCGGCGCGGTGTCGTGCGAGGAGCATCCGCTCGGCAAGCGCGACGGTGGCTGGTGGGCAGACGCCTTCCGCCGCGAGACGTTCAAGTCAGGGTCCAAGCTGTGGTCGCTGGCGTGGTCGCCGGTTACGAACGACACGCTCGTCACCGCCAAGCAATACGCCATCGAGGCGCTGCAGTACCTGCTCGCCTGGGGCATCGTGTCCACGCTCACGGTCGACGCGCTGTATATCAGCCGGCACGTGATGCAGTTGCGGGTGAAGGTCACCGGCCCAGGTGTCTCGACGTCGCTCGCGTTCGAGGGACAGGCGGTGCCGAATAGCGGCTGGCTGTGGCAGGAGTACAGGGCAGGGGCGTGACATGGCACTGATCACCTCGATTGATTGCGTGCTGCCGCGGCCCGACATCGGGCTGCTGCAGGAGCAGGTGCGGGTGGAGCTCTCCAAGCGCCTGCTCGGCGGTGCGCCGGTGGTGCCGATGAGTGCCGAGGACGTGCTCGCCTTCGTGATGGCGGGCACGACGAACCTGATGCACGGCTTCGTCACCCAGGCGCTGAAAGAGAACGATCCGGCCACCATGTGTTGCGACAACCTCGTCACCTACGGCGCCCGGCGCGACATCAACCTGCGTGCCTCCACCCGCGCCAAGGGCTACGTGGCGATCACCGGCACGGCCGGCGCGGCGATCCCGGCCACGATCCGGTTCGTGGGTGAGAGCTCGCGCGAGTACAAGCTCGACCCCGGCGTGACGTTCAACCCGACCGCCCTGGATAGCAGCGGCGGTGCGGTGCTGCGGGTGGTCGCCACCCTGGGCGGCTCGGCGTTCAACCTGGACAGCGGCGCGCCGCTCGTCGTCTCGACCACGTTCCCCGGCATCGACCTGCAGGCCACGATAGTCGGCAACGGGCTCACCGGCGGCACCGACGACGAATCGTGCGAGCAGTTGCGGGCGCGGATCATCGCCGCCGAAGGCGCCGGCGTCGTCACCACGAACGGCCAGTGGTACTTGCAGCAGACCGCCACGTATCCCGGCGTGACCCGTGCCTGCTTCGACGAGTGCGAGGGATGCTGCGACCCGGCGCGCGTGGTGGTGTACCCGTTCATGGAGGGCGTGTATGGCGATATCGCCACGGCACCCTACGGCGTGCCGCCCGGCGAGGTGCTGTGCGAGATGTCCGAATGGATGTTCGGCAAGGCACCCGGCCACGGCGAGGGACAGGCGCCAATGGGCATCGTCGGCCAATACGCCACGGCGTTGCCGACGGTGGTGACCATCAACGCCTACTGCTTCCAAGGCTGTCCAGCCGGCGCGGCCGAGCGCATCCAGTCGGCATTGCGCACGCTGATCCGCGCCTCGACGTGTGTTGGCTCGCGCATCTGCAAGGAACAACTGCGGGCCGCCGCCTACACCGCGGTCGGCCCCGACGCCTGCTTCTCCACCGTTGAACTGGCGTTCGACAGCACTCTGTGGCGCGAGGACGCGGCTTACGCCTATCTCGCGTGCGCGCACTTCCTCGTCGTTGGCAATGTCAACCTGATCCCGACCTTCTCATGACCGCCACCGGACCCGACGCACCAGCGATCAAGTGCTACACGCCCGACACCTGTTGCGGGCCGTCGCCGTGCGCCGTCGATGAGGACGAGTTCATCTGCCAGATTCGCACGCTCCTGCCCGAGGGCGAACCCTGGAACAACACCCGGCCGGCGACCGCCACCCCGCCGGTCAATCAGGGCGCCATCACCATCGGCTGCGCGCACGTCGGCTGCGAGCAGCTTGTGCTCGGCGGTTGCTGCGCCGACTCGGTCACGTGCGAGGACATCCCGGTGGCGCCGCAGTTGGCGGTGGTCGACTCCTTCGCCAGCGTGGCGCACGGCGCCGTCGTCGCGCTGTGCCGGATGCTGCACGAGCTCGACCCGTGCACCGCCGACCTCACGATCGAGTATTGGGCCGAGCGGCTCGGCGTCGGAAAGCCCGATCCCTGCGGGCCTTCCTTCTCCGACCAGGTGCTCGGCATCCTGATTTGCTTGTTCGTGAAGCTGCGGCAGCACGTGATCAATCTGGCGTACCTCGAGGAGCTCGCCGCCGCGTTCGGTGCCGATGTCGTGGTGCGCGATGCTGGCGACATGAATTGCGGTCCCACCGGGTGGTGGACGCTGGCGCGCGACCGCGCGATGTGCGCGACCATCCAGCCGTGCCCCGACGAACCGTTCGACAAGGGCGGAAAACTGATGAGCATGGTGCCGTGCAGCCCGACGCCGCCGCCATCACTCAACTTCGTGCTGTCCCCGACGGACATCACGCTGCCGGCGAACTGCAACCTGCCGCCGATCCCGGCAACGAGGCCGCACGATCCCGACCTCTACGCGGCGTTCAAGTGGCTGCTGCCGCTGATCCTGCCGCAAAATATCCTCGCCTGCGTGTACGAGCGCGACCCGGCCAACTGCATCGTCTGACGTCCCGGCTACCGTGATGCCACCGCTTCCGGTATGCTGCGCCACCCGAACGGGGATGGGGCGTCATGGCCGCGATCTTTCCGCCCGCCTCACAAGGCGGCGTTCCGCCCGGCCCAAACGTCTGCAACGGGTACACGCCCGAGCACGGCGTTTCCGGTGAAGGTCCGCTCTACGTCGCCAACGACTGCACCACGACGCTGACCGACTGCCAGATGAACGCGCTCACGAGCGAGCTCCTGGCCGCGGTCGACCGCCTGGGCTTCACCTACAACTCGGGCAGCATCACGAACCTCGCCGATGCGCTGACCGCGCTGTTCGACAGCCTGTCCACCGGCAAGGTGGACATCAGCGGCGACACGATGACCGGCCCGCTGATCCTGGCCGCCGATCCTACCGTGCCGCTTGGCGCCGCGACGAAGCAGTACATCGACAACTCGCACCTGGACATTATCGGCCAACTTGCCGGCAAGGTGGCGAAGGCCGGCGACACCATGACCGGCCCGCTGACGTTGCCGGGGCCGCCGTCGGCGGCGCTCCACGCCGCCACGCGCGCCTACGTCGATGCCGGCGACACCGCCACCCAGGGCATGCTTGCGGCCAAGCTGGACAAGGCCGGCGGGACCATGACGGGCACGCTCGTGCTCGCCGGGTCGCCGGTGGCGAACGCCGACGCCGCCAACAAGCTCTACGTCGACACGCAGGTCACGGGCGCGACGACTGGGCGCTTCCTGCCGCTGACCGGCGGCACGCTCACCGGGCCGCTCGTGCTCTCGGGGCCACCGACCGCTCCGCTGAACCCGGTCACGCTGCAGTACTTCACCGACAACATGGCGGCCGCGGGCTTGTATCCCGACGCGCCGAACGACGGGAAACTGTACGGCCGCAAGAGCAATGGCTGGACAGCGGGCGTTCAACTCGCCGGCGACACGATGACCGGCCCGCTGACGCTGTCAACGGCTACGCCCACGGGATCGCTGCACGCCGCGCCGAAGCAGTACGTCGACACTCAGGTCACGGCCAATCTCGGCGCCAAGGTGAACAAGGCCGGCGACACGATGACCGGCGCGCTCGTGCTCGCAGGCAATCCAGGCGCGGCGCTGGAGGCCGCGCCGAAGCAGTACGTCGACACGCGCGTGACCCGAACCGGCGACACGATGACGGGCACGCTCAACCTCAACGTAGCAACGGCCGCGCAGGCGTGGAGCGTCAATGCCGGCGCGGCGTACGTGAAAGGCGACGGGTCGGCGCTCTATTCCGTCGCGCTCGACGTGCGGGGTGATCCAGCGTTCGTGCGCTTCTACGATTCCGGCGGGACAATCATTCGCGCGCAGATCAATCCCGACGCGGCAGGCACTAGGCTCAATTTCACCATTGGCGGCACCCTCCAGGGATATTTCACCAACGCTGGCGTGCTCCACGTCAACAACAAACTGGAGATCAACAACTCCGACGCCTACCTCCTGTCCGAAGGACCGGGCGGCGACCTCTATTTGAAAGCGACCGCGCAATACTATTTCCGCTACAACGCGGGCGCGATCTACTGGTTCGGGTCCTCGGGCGGCGCCTATAACTTCGTCATAACATCGGCCGGCGACATCGGCATCAGGGGCGCCAATGCAACCAAGGTAGGCGGCGGCCCGTGGCTCGATTCGTCCGACGCGCGGATCAAGGACCGCGTGCGCGACTACGAGCACGGCCTCGCCGAGATATGCCAACTGCAGCCGGTGACGTACCACTTCCTGGAAGCGACCGAGCGTGATCCGCGGCAACCGCATGTCGGTCTCGTGGCGCAAGACGCCGAGCCGATCATGCCGGAGCTCGTCACGCGGCAGATGATGACGCTCGGCAAGCTGCAGTTCGACGACATGCGGGTGCTCGACGCCGGCCCGCTGACCTTCGCCCTGATCAACGCCGTCAAGGAACTGGCTGCCGCCAACGATGAACTGCGCGCGCGTATCAAGGCGCTAGAGGAGATCGTGTGATGCCAACCACCCGCGTGATTGATCTATCGCACCACAACACCATCCCGTCATCGCTCCAGCCGGCGCGCGATGCCGGCGTGTGGGGCGTGATCCACAAGCTCACCGAAGGGAGCAGCTACACGGACGACAAGGTGGACTCGCGCTACTACCTCGCCAAGCAAGCGGGTCTGTTGTGGGGCGTCTACCACTTCATCCGACCGGGCAACATCGAGCAGCAGGCTGAGTTCTTCGTCGACCAGGCGGGCGCCCTTGAGGTTGCCGACGATGAAACGCTGTACGTGCTCGACTACGAGGACACGGGCGTGTCGCTCGACGACGCGCTGACCTTCATGCGCAGGGTCGAGGAGCTCACCGGCCGCGAGCCGGCGCTGTATTCCGGCCACGTGCTCAAGGAGGCGCTCGGCGGCAAGCCCAACGATGCGATTTCAGACTATCGCCTGTGGCTGGCGCAGTACTCGTCGTCACCCGATCTGCCGCCCGGCTTCGACAGCTATTGGCTGTGGCAGTTTTCCGAAAGCGGCAGCGTGCCGGGGATCGACCCGCCGGTGGACCTCAACGCCTACGACGGCACCGAGGAGGCGCTTCGCTCCGACTGGTCTGGCGGTGCGCCCGTGCCAACACCGGAACCCGAACCGACCGAGACCGTCGTTACGATCACCATCGCGGCGCCTCCTGGCGTCACGGTGGTCGTCAACACCGAGGAGGCGGAGCCATGAGCAGCAACGACCCACGCCCGCCGCCACAATCGACCATCCAGGCCGCGGGGCGCGTCGCCGAGGACGTCGTCGGCGGTCTGCAGAAAGCGCCGATCATGCTCGGCGTCATCGTGCTCAACGTCATCCTAGTCGGCGCCGCGCTCTATTTTTTGTCGACGCTGTCGGAGAATGCGCGGAAGCACCGCGAGGACTTGATGGCGCAGAACGCGAAGCAGTTCGAGGAGCTGATGCGGCTCTGCACGTCGCGCGACTACCGGCTACAGAGCGACGACGACGCGACGAAATAGGGGGACGCGATGTCCGGTATCTTCCCGAACGCGAGCGATGGCGGCCTCCCTCCCACGGCCGACCCCAACAACCCGTCGCACGCCTACGATCCCGTCCGCGATCCGGTGAGCACGTCGGCGCTCTACTACGGCAACGGCTGCGACGTGCGGCTGCGGCCCGAGGTCGTCAACTCGCTGATCTCCGAGCAGGAGGCGCTCGTCGATGCCGCCGAGCTCGCCTACGATCCGGGGCGCCTGACGAACCTGCGGCTCGGGACGCAATACCTGATCCAGCGCGGGCTCATGTCCGGTTGCGCGCTTGTCGGCGGCCCGGCCGCGTACACCGGCACGCTGGACCCTCCAGCCACCCGCTACAATGACTTCATGACGCTGCGGGTCGTGCCGCCCGTCACCAACACTGGGCCGGTCACTGTCAACTTCAACGGCCTGGGCGCCGTGCCGGTGCTGCGCAACGACGCGCTCGACCTGCGCGCCGACGACTTCCGCCAAGACATCCCGACGATCATCATCGCCAAGGCAAACAAGTTCTACGTCCCGTACCTCGTGCGATCACAGGTGCCGATCCTGCCGGTGGGTCCAATCGACGCCTGGGTGCGCACCGACGGCAATGACGCGACCGGCGATGGTTCCGCCAACACCGCGGCCAAGGCGTTCCGCACGATCAACCGCGCGTTTCAGGTGCTCGGCAGCAAGTACCTGCAAAGCCCGTTGTTCACGATGAACATCCGGCTCGGCATCCCCGGCACTTACGAGGCGTTTCAGTTCGACGCCTTCGGCGGCTACGTCAACCTGTTCGGCGATCCGGCGAGCCCGTCGCAATATCGAATCGCCGGGACGACCACCGGAACAATCCATTACAACGGCTACGTCAGCCGCACGAACGCAAACGTCCAGGGCGTGACCTTCGTCATGGACACGCCCGCGCCGACGCAACACTGGTCGCTCATTGCGACGAGCGGCGGGCAAGCGTCACTCGACAACTGCCGCTTCGAGGTCACCATCGGCAACAACAAGGCGACGTTCATTGTCGTCTCCGCCAACGGCATCTTCTCGTTCCGAAACAGTGTCGTCATCGACGGCGCCGGCGGCACCTATCAGAGTGCGATCTATTGCCAAGCGCAGGGAAACTGGTTTGGCGGCGAGATCGGCTCGACCCTCACCTTCCTGAACCTGACGGCGGCGTACGCATGTATCGACGTGGAGTTGCTCAGCCAGTTCTCGTATGTGTCGGCGACCGTCGTCACCACCAACACGCACGGCCCGAAATACTACGCCAACGGCAACTCGCTGCTCGCCTTCGGCGTGCAACCTGTTCCGGGTGACTCGCCGGGTACATTGGCGTCGGGCGCGCAGCTAGTGTGAGGAGGCCGCAATGGACCGCAACATCGACGACTCTGCCGTGATGCGTCTCGTCGCGACGCTACAGCAGCAGCAGTCGCAGCCGTCGGCGCTGACGCAGTTACCGCAACAGCAGGCTACACCACCGCCACCGGCCGACGACGAGGAGGACGAGCGATGATTGAGCTCGCAATTTCGATCCTGTGGCTGGCGCTCGGCATCATCATCCTGCTCGGGGTGGTGTGGCTGGTGCTCTACGGCATCAAGGTGTTCACGCCGATCCCGCCCCGCATTGAGCAGTTGGTGTGGATCGTGGTGCTGATCCTGATCCTGATCGCCGTGCTGTCGCTCCTCGCCGGTCATGGAGGCTCGCTTCGGCCTTCGCTCCTCCGGTGAATCACAGGTCGAGCCGCTGCCGCCGTATCCGCCGCCGCCGCCGCCGATCTGCGTCGGGTGCTAACGCCTGCTGGCACGGCCCATTGTCTTGCGCTTCGACCGCCGCGAGGCGATGCGCAACGGCAGCCCCGCCGCCTTGGCGATCTTCCAGATTGTCTTGCGGTCGAGCCCCGTGCGCTCGCGGATCACGGCGATGGCGACGCCGGTCTTGTAGAGCGTGATCACGGCATTGCGGCGCACCTGGTCGAGCGCACTATACCGCTTCCTGATGCCGTGGCGGCGCGCGATGTTGCACACC